AATTGATTTAACGATAACACAACACAACACACAAAATATGAATACAGAACTAACACAAATTGACGATAAAATCAACGCTTTCAAAGCAGCGTTTCAATCAGGGATGAACTCGTTTGAAAGAGCGGGTAAAATCATCGTGGAAATACTCGACAGCGATCCAGCCGCGGCAGACTATATCCTTTCAAAGTGCGACAATCTCACGCCAACAGCATTGCGCGTGTTTGAACGCATCGGTAGAGGGCATTTACTGCCATCACTAGCCATGGACACTAGCGAGGGGGCGAGACGGCTTAAATCGCTTCCCATCAGTATGCAGCGGCAATACACGGATTCACCGATTCCGCTTGTGATTCACACTAGCCACGGAACGGACGTTTTGTTAGTTGAGGCGAAGAACCTAACACAGCAGCAAGTGAAACAAGTGTTTGCGCGTGAGCATGTTAGAACTGAGGGGGAGCAAAAGGCATGGCTAGTGCAATCAGAATCGGAGGCAAACAAGCCAGCTACGACAAGCGCAGAACCAGCTTGGAAGGTGCGGAATGGCAAGGTTATATTTACCAAGGGGGCAACGCTTACGGCGGGGGAACTGGCGACAATTATTACACAGATAGCGAAATGAAAACAAAGTTGACTGATGAGGAAAGGAGAGAAAAAAACGCTGAAAAATCGCGCAAATACTACCAAGAAAACAAAAATAAAGTATTAGAAACCAATCGGAAATACATCCAGAAAAACAAAGAAAGAATTAGGGAAAGAGATCGCAAATATTACCAAGAAAAAAGGGATGTGATAAAGATTCTCAGCCAGAATAGATACTCAAAAAATAAAGACATTTTATGTGAAAACATGCGCAAACATTACCAAAAAATACGCGAAGAAAAACAATTTGCCGAAACCTTACAAATGATGACAGCAGTAGGGCAAATCACGGAATTACAAACGACATGACAACGGAACAACTAATTACCACCATTGCGGAGGCGGCTAATTGCACACCTGCCGATATCATGGGCAAGGCGCGTTTATCCTACATCACAAACGCTAGGCATATATTACAAGCGGCATTACGGCGACATGGCTGGCGATATACTCGCATTGCAAAAGTATTCCAGACCGATCACTCAACAGTTAGGCGCAACATTAAGAAAATCAACAAATCGCTCGAAATAGCGCGGGTTTATCAATCGACAATTGAATTATGAAATCTCAACAAATCATCGAATACATCGCAAATCAACGTGAATGCACGGCAGCGGATATACTTGGCTATGCGCGAACTCAGCACATAGCAGACGGACGCGCAATTGCTCAATACATCCTACGCGAGCAGGGCTGGACATGGCAGAGGATAGCGGATAGGTTCGATTGCCATCATAGCGCGGTTATTCACAACTGGAAAAAGGTTGATCAGATCGACGCGCTGAAAACTCAAACGTCAAATATAATGATTGCGATCAAAGGCAACGCATGAATTGATATTGTCTTGACTTTTCAAACAGTGACTTAGTAAAATTAAATAGATGAAAATACTATGATAAACGTAACACATAACGGACGCACGGTCATAACGCTGAACAACATCGAGACTGCATACGTCTGGATCGCGACAATGAACCAGATGCAGCGATTCATGGAGACTACGATTCGCAAGTATGTTGTTATTGCAACTAATTTGCAATAGTAACAGGGTCGAAATCTAACGGATTCGGCTAGCTTAATGCAATTAAATTGCGTTAATAAATCGTTATTTAGCACACAAAACGATACAGATTATTGATTAAGCATTGCTTATCAAATCTGCTGGAATCCTTGTAAAATATAGAAATACCCGTCTAAGGAATCTCTTACAACATGCTAAAACTCGAACGGACAAGTCTCTCGGTATGTCTTAATGCAACAATTATACACTTGCAAGTGTCAAAAAAACTGTTAGATTTGCGCTTGTGAAAGATATAACTAGAACGGTTTCAAAAAGCACAGACGTAGGAGCGCAAGACGTAGCAATTATCCTTAATATCACACCAAAAAGGATTGCGGAGCTAACAAAAAAAGGAGTGCTAACAAAGAACGCGAATAGAAAATACGCGATCCCACAATCAGCGACTGACTACATTCGATATTTGCAAGGAATCACAGGAAAGGAAATCCCAGTCAGCGCGGACGTTCCATCTCTTGAAGAATCGAAAGCAAAGAAAATGTATTTCGACGCGCAACTGGCGGAGGCAAAACTGGCAGAAGCAAAGATGGATTCAATCCCACTTTCGACCGTGGTGGAGCGCGACTCTAAAATTGGAGTAGCAGTCAGAACCGCAGTAATGCGTATTCCTAACGACATGCCAGGACAGCTAGAGGGACATGCTCCCGCTCAGATGAAAAACATTCTCACCGATTGCGTCCGCTCGATCCTAGAGGAACTCTCAGACGATCAATCGGAGCTATGGACAAACATAGAAAAACGCAGAACCGCTCAAGAGGAGGCTAGTCATGAGTAATGAGTTCCGCCGCGCAATTAGACCGCCGACGAGTCTAAGCGTTTCTGAATGGTGCATGAAAAACGTAAAAGTGATGGGAAGCGAACGCGCACCATTCTTTGACGTAAACCAGTTTCCATGGTGGCGTTTTCCTCTCGACGCGATGGGGAATCCAGAGATTAAAAAGGTAATTGTCGTAGCTCCAACTGGCGCGGGTAAATCAACAGCAATCGAGGCGTTACATTCCTATATCGTCGCGGAAGACCCAGGCAGAAGTCTCTACGCTTGCCAGTCAAACGACAAAGCGAAGATATTTGTTGAGACGCGATTGAACCCGTCACTTAAAGCGTGCAAAGCGTTAGATGGTTTATGGGCTGAGGATCGACACGCTAGCCGTAAGCACGACATTATTTTCCCACACATGGCGATGAGTTTTGGCGGGGCCAATATGTCAAACTTTCAAGAGGTTTCTTGTCGCTATCTATTCGGAGATGAAACGTGGACTTGGACGGAAGGTCTGATAAAAGAGTTTTTCGCTAGGCATCACGATAGATGGAATCGCAAAGGCTACCTAATTTCACAGGGCGGCAAGAAGCAATCAGAGTTTTTCAAAGAGTGCCAAAAGGGAGATGAATACCACTTGCATTTTGCATGTCCGCAATGCGACATTTTACAGCCATTCACGGACGCTGGTATAGTTGTCGATTTGACAAAAAACGAGCAGGGAGAAATTGACTACCTAGCCACAAAGCAAACGGCGCGGGTCAAATGCGCGAATTGTGAGCATGAGATTTCAGACACAAGCAGGAATCGCAGGTCGCTATCAAATGCGTCTCAATACATTCTAACGAGAAAAGGCACGGAAGAAGGAACGATCTACTGCACTTTCAACCGCATGGCGATCTGGTGGGTAGAATGGGGCGACATGTGGGAGCGCAGGACACGCGCACTTGAGGCGTTAAAGCGCGGCGTATATGACCCGTATCGGCAATACAAGCAGAAAGATATGGCAGAGTTTTGGGATGATGAATACATCCAAGAGAAAGTCGATATTGTCGGCGGAGGCTACGAGAAATCAGAAATAACATCCGAGAAACTACCAAACGAGATATCAAGATTCATAACGTGCGACCGCGGACAAGATCATTACTGGCACATCGCGCAAGCAGGGACGAGCGATGGCAAACTGCACGTTTTAAGCGAGGGCTATTTGCACGACGAGCGGAACATTAGAGACGTGCAAGCAACTCTAGGAGTGCCTAACAACTGCGTTTATGTCGATAGCTCATGGAACTTTGACGAATCGTTAGACATATGCGAACGTAACGGATGGATCGGGATACGCGGAGATCAGCGCGATTTCTTCCCGCATAAAGACAGGGACGGAAACCCGATCCAGAAAACGTATAGCAAATACAACTTCAAGAAATGCCGCAACGGAAAGATTGCGAAATACTTCTTTGTCAGCACGAGAATTTACAAAGACATGATGCAAAGATTGCGGCAACATTCGCAAATTGTCACGCCCGATGACGTTTCAACCGCTTACAAGTCGCACATGGAAAGCGAAATAAAAGTTGATTCAGTAAATGCCAAGACGGGAGAGGTTACGCACTACTGGAAACAGATTAAAAAGCAAAACCATTTGCTCGATTGCCAGTATTACGGAGTCGCCGTGGGTGACTTAAAAGGCGTATTTGCGCACCACGTAGAAACAGAATTGTTAGACTAACAGAATTTTTGTTGACTAACTGTTAGATTTCTGTTAGATTTCGCGCATGGGAAGTGCTTCGACATCATTAAGCATTGCGAAAGCTATACGCTATGATAGCGCAGCGATTAGCAATTTACGCGCGGAGTATTCGAGACTAGCGCAAGAAATCGCTATCGACGGCGGCGGGGAAATCACAAGCGCAACTGTCAACGGGCAGTCGTTTTCCAAGCAGCCAACAATGACAAAAACCGAGCGTTTATATGTCATCGAACGTGCATTATGGCACATCGACAACAACAATTTTTATCAGTCACGCAGAACATATTACAGCGGAGGGTATCAATAAATTATGCTAGTCGATCAATTTGGAAACGCTATTAAATTTGCACATGCGGCGACTAGATCACCGCGGAGAGGGCCAGTATTGCCAACGCCAAATACTGACATTAACAAGCTGATACCGCTGCATGATCGAAACATCTTGTGTGGATTATCGCGCAGATTGTTCGTGAATATGGGAGTGCCAAGGGCGGCAATTTTGCAAAAAGCAGATTTCAGCATCGGCGAAGCATGGCTTCCAAGCTACACTGGAAAAGTTGACAAAGCAGACGGCGAATTCGTTGCTGAGTATTTCCGCAATGTTTGGTTTCCTAATTGTGAAGTTCGCGGCGGCGGTAGAGACTGGCAGTCAATTTTGACAAATGCCAGTATCGGGATGGACAGGGACGGCGACGCTTTCTTACTCCTAACATCCGATCCAAGCGGAGAATTTCCACAGATTCAGCAGATACCTGGGCATTGCGTAATGACTAAGGGCAACTCTATTGACCGCATGAAACTTGAGGAAGGCGAATACAAGGGGCGCGTTATAAATGACGGAATCATTTACGGCGAGCGCAACCGTCCGATTGCCTATCGTGTTTCAACTGGCGATGACGACATGGATTTCTATGACGTTCCAGCATATTCCATGATTCACCTAATGGAAGATTGCTACCAAGAGCAACGCCGAGGTTTGCCAGCATTTACACATGCGCTAGAGGATTTGAAACACTGCTTGCAATCAAGCGAATATGAGCGAGTGCGGCAAATGATTATTTCATCCATCGGATTGATAGAGCATAATGAATCAGGCGGGGCGGATTTAGAAGACCCAGCAATGGAGGGAGTGCAAACTGGCACTTGTCCAGTAAACGG